GGCGGTGTGGGTGCAGGTTGTGTCGGATCAGCCGGCCAATGCGTTTACCCCGACGCATGAGCCGATGCTGGAAATGTACTGCCGGCATGTGGTGAACGCAAGACTTATTGCGGACGAACTGGCGAACTTTGATCGGTCGTGGTTGGCTGACGACGAGGGGCTGCGGCGGTATGACAGGCTGCTTGGCATGTCTGAGCGGGAGGGGCGCGCGGCGTCGTCGCTCGCAACTCGCCTGCGGATTACCCGGGCGTCGGTGACCCATCCCGAGGTTGTGGGTACGGCCATGCGGAAGATGCAGCGGCAGCGCAAGCCGTGGGAGTTGCCTGCGCCGGATGAGATTACCGAGGGCTGACATTGGCCAAGGTGAAGGCCAAACCCCGAGTTTTGACGCGGGGCGAGCGGAACATTGCCTGGATTGAGGAAAACTGCAGGATCCCAGAAGGTAAGTTCGTCGGCGCCAAGGTGAATTTGTGCGCTTTCCAGCGCGAAGTCATCACCGGCATATACGACAGCCCGACGCGGCGCGCGATCATCAGCTTCGGGCGCAAGAACGCAAAGACCAGCCTCGCGGCGTTTCTGCTGCTGTTGCATCTGGTCGGGCCGGAAGCTCGCCCGAACAGCCAGTTGTATTCGGCGGCCCAGTCGCGAGACCAGGCGGCTATTTTGTTCGGCCTGGCGGCAAAGATTGTCCGCATGTCCCCCTCGCTGGTGTCATACGTCGGGGTCCGGGATACAGCCAAACAGTTGTATTGCGATGAGATCGGCACGCTATACCGGGCGCTGAGCGCGGATGCTTCGACGGCCTACGGCCTTTCGCCGGTTTTCACGGTGCACGACGAGTTGGGCCAGGTGAAAGGCCCGCGGTCTGAGTTGTACGAGGCGCTGGAAACCGCCAGCGCAGCGCAGGAACAGCCGCTGTCGATCGTCATCAGCACGCAGGCGCCTACAGATGCGGATTTGCTGTCGCTGCTGATCGACGATGCGGCGAAGGGTGAGGATCCGTCGCAGAAGCTGTGGTTATATACAGCACCGGTTGACGACGACCCATTCGAGGAAGAGACCATCAGGAAGGCCAACCCGGCATTCGACCACTTCATGAACAAGGTCGAGGTGCTGAAGATGGCCGCCGATGCGAAGCGGCTTCCGTCGCGGGAAGCGAGTTATCGAAACCTCGTGCTCAATCAGCGGGTCGAGGCGAGGAATCCGTTTGTCACGCGATCCGTCTGGCTGGACAACGGGGCAATGCCGGAAAGCCTCGCGGGCAAGGCTGTATATGGCGGGCTTGACCTGTCGAGCGTGAACGACCTTACGGCGCTGGTACTGGTGTCCGAAGAAGGCGACGTTATCCCGACATTCTGGCTCCCTGGCGATGGGATACACGAGAAGTCGCGGAATGACCGCGTTCCATACGATGTGTGGGCCGAGGGCGGTTTGCTTTGCACGACCCCTGGGCGAGCGATCGAATATGAGTTCATCGCACATCAGTTGCGGGCTGTATTCGATTCATACGATGTGCGGGCGATAGCGTTCGACCGCTACAACATGCGGTTTCTGCGCCCGTGGCTCGACAGGGCCGGATTTACCGAGGCCGAGCTTGAGCGGTTCATTGAGTTTGGCCAGGGGTTTGTTTCGATGTCGCCAGCGCTGCGCGAATTGGAATCGATGCTCCTGGCAAAGAAGCTGCGGCATGGTAACGACCCGCTCATGACGATGTGTGCGGCGAATGCTGTAACGGTTAGCGATCCGGCCGGTAATCGCAAGTTCACGAAGTCCAAAGCGACAGGAAGGATCGACGGCATGGTTGCACTCGCTATGGCAGTTGGTGTGATGCCGCAGGCTGTTGATGCCGGGGCGTCGTTTTGGGAGATGGCGTCGTGAAGTGGTGGCCGTTTCGCGCCCCCACTCAAAGCCAGTGGAAATCGTCGGCCGATACGCTTGAGCTATTCAAGCAGATATTCGGCACCAATGAATCATCCACTGGTGAATCCATCACATGGAAAACCGCGCTTGAATGTGCGACTGCGCTTGCCTGCGTGCGGGCCATTGCCAACGGCATATCGCAGGTTCCATGGAAATTGATGGTTGAATCGGAGGATGGCCGTTCGCGTGTCCCCGCGCGTGAAAGCAAACTATATCGGGTGCTCCACCGCAAGCCGAACCAGTGGCAGACATCGCACGACTACCGACAGACTATCGCATTCCATCTGTGCCTTTACGGGAATCACTATTCATTCAAGAATGTAGTCGGCGGGGTTGTCACCGAGCTAATCCCCTTCGAGCCGTCGACGATAAGCGTCGACAGGCTTGCGTCCGGTGAGCTGGAGTACACATACCGGCCGGCTGATGGTTCTGCGCAAAAGATACCAGCGGATGCCATGTGGCATATCCGCGGGCCGTCGTGGAATGGCTGGATGGGGCTTGAGGGGGTAAAGCTGGCGCGTGAATCTCTCGGGCTTGCAATTGCAACCGAGAAGCAGCAGGCGCGCATGTTCAAGAATGGCGTTCAGGCCAGCGGAACATACAGCTTCGAGGGGAAACTGGACGCTGCGCAGTACAAGCAACTGCGAGATTGGATCGTCCTGAATACCAGCGGCGCCAACGCTGGGTCGCCGATGATACTGGACCGCAGCGCGAAATGGCTGCAACAGTCGATGACCGGGGTGGACGCGCAAACGCTGGAAAGCCGCAAGTTCCAGGTCGAGGAAGTGTGCCGTGCCTTTGGCGTGCTGCCTGCCGTGATTGGTCACAGCGACGGGTCGGAGGCTTTCGCATCAGTGGAGCAGCGATTCCTGGCGCACGTCGTCAACACGCTGGCCCCGTGGTATGACTGCATCGAGCAGTCTGCGGATGTGAATCTGCTATCCGAGCAGGACTATAAGCAGGGGTATTACACCAAGTTTGTCGTTGAGGGGCTGTTGCGTGGTGCGATGGCTGACACGGCGGAATACCTGTCGAAACTGGTCGAGCGCGGGATCATGACGCGCAACGAGGCCAGGGCAAAACTGGATCTGAACTGGATCGACGGGATGGACGACCCGCTTACCCCGGCCAACATGGTCGTCGGGTTCGACGGCGGCGGGGAAGAGCAGATTGTCGAAGAGGTTCCGGCCCCGGTAGAACAGCAGCCGGTCATTGACGTTGCCGCCATCGCTCAAGCGCTTGCCCAGGCGGTTGGCTCCATCCAGATACCTGCGCCAATTGTCAACGTTGCGGCGCCGCTGCCTACCCCGCCAGCGCCGCAAACCATAACGGTCGAGTCGCCCCAAATCACGGTGAATGTTCCAGAGCAGCAGCCGGCCAACGTCACCGTCGAGGCGCCAAACGTGAGCGTTTCCCCGCCTGCGGTAACGGTGAATATGCCGGAGCAACCGGCAGCACAGGTGAATGTGGCACCGCCATCGGTAACCGTAGAGGCGCCGAACGTTAACGTTACTGTCGAAAAGGGCGGGAAACTGCGGTTTATCGAGGATTCAAACGGCACCCTTACCGGTGCTGAACTCGAATAGTTGACTTGCCGTGTACGGCATTCACCCCCTCGGGACCGCCCCCGCCAGTACCGAGCTGATCTGGTACGAGCCGGATCTCGCGCCCGCGAATGCCGGGGCTTTGGCGCCGGCCTGGCGCGCCGACAGGCGCAGAAAGAAGCGCGAAGAACGCATCGCGCGGGAAATGCTCGCGCGCCAACAGCACGCCGAAGCGTCAGCCATTGCCAGGGCTGGCGGGGTCGCACTGCATAGGCCGTGGCGCCCTGAAGAACAGGACGAGAAAGACGCGCGGCAACAGGCCATGCGCGTGCAGCAGATGGCGGAAGCCGCTGCACAGGAAGCAATCGGAAAAGCACGCCAGGCAGCAGAGAAGGCGCGCAGCCAACGCATACGCCTTCTGGTGTGTGCCGCACTGGTGATGGACAACTAGACCGTATAGCACATGGCGAAACAGCCCGCTTCGGCGGGCTTTTGCACTTCTGGAGACACCACATGATGGAAAGCTACTTTGTACCGCTGGAACTGAAGTTCTCCGGCAGCAACGCGGCAGACATCGGCACGTTCAGCGGGTATGGCAGCGTCTACAGCGTCATAGACGACGGGGGCGACCTCATCGCCCCCGGGGCATTCGCTGACTCACTCGCCCGCTTGAAGGCGCAGGGCCGCGGTGTGCCCATGTACATGCAGCACGGCGCAGCGCTTGGCGCCGACCCGCGGCCTGTTGGCGTGTGGACGAAGATCGAAGAGGACGCGAATGGCCTTCGCGTCGAGGGCAAGCTGGTCGGCTTGGACACTGAAACCGGGCGCTATCACTACGCACTCGTGAAAGAGGGCGCCATGTCCGGGCTGTCGATCGGATACAGCGGTGTCAAGGCCGAGTATGGCAAGAAGCCAGGAGACCCGCGCCGCACCATCAAGTCTGCAACGCTGCGCGAAATCTCGATCGTTGACCAGCCCATGAACGCACATGCGCGGCTCACAGGGCTGAAGTCGATCGAAGAGCTGCTCACCATGGCCGACGCCGAGGACTACCTGAAATCAGTCGGGATGTCTGGCCGCCAAGCAACCGCTTTCGTGTCTCGCGTCAAGCGCATCGGGCCGGGTGATCCGGCAGGTGCATCGCAACAGCCTGGGCCGAGTGATTCGGATGAGGCCATCCAGCAGCTCATGCAATCGCTGCTCAAGCGCGGAAAGGCATTCGCCTAGTACGCAAATCACTCCGCAACACAGCCGCCACTTGGCGGCTTTTTTCATTTCCGAAAGGTGAATCATGGAAATCGGTGACATCAAGAAGGTGATCGACGCTCAGGGCGAGGCGTTCGAGGAGTTCAAGCGCGCCAATGACGAACTCATCAAGGCGAAGGCTGACGGCAAGGCCGTTGGCGACCTCGAAACCAAGGTTGCCCGCCTCAATGACGCGCTCAGTGACATGACCGATCTGCGCGAGCAGTTCACGGCGCTGCAGACCAAGATGCAGCGCCCGAACTTCGGCGGCGGCAACGGTGATGACGAGAAGGAACTGAAGTCCTTCAACGCCATGCGCCGCTCGGCGCGCGTGCAGGGGTCGGCAAAGGAGGACGTGTCTGGTGAAGACTATCAGGCATACAAGGCCGCCTATTGGGAGTACCAGCGGCAGGGCAACATCGACTGGCTGAGCGCGGAACAGCGCAAGGCCATGAGCGTCGGCACTGACGCCGATGGTGGCTACCTTGTCCCGGCGCCGACCGTTGGCCGCATCGTCAGCCGCGTGTACGAGCTGTCGCCCATCCGCCAGATTTGCGCCGTGCAGGCCATTTCGGGTGATGCTCTTGAGGGCATCAACGACCTGGACGAGGCGGCATACGGCTGGGTGGGTGAAACCGGCGCCCGCAGCGACACGTCCACGCCGCAGGTTGGCAAGTACCGCATCGAGGCCCACGAGATGTATGCATCGCCGAAGGCGACGCAGAAGCTCCTGGACGACGCTGCGGTTGACATCGAAGCCTGGTTACAGGCCAAGGTTGCCGACAAGTTCGCCCGTGCCGAGGCTTCCGCCTTCATCACTGGCGACGGCGTTGGCAAGCCGCGCGGCTTCGCTTCCTACACCACCTCGGCGACCGGCGACTCGTCGCGCACCTGGGGGACGATGGAGCACGTCAAGACGGGCGTCAACGGCGACTTCGCCGCCTCGAACCCGGCTGACCACCTCTTCGACCTGCTCGGCGCCTTCAAAACGGTGTACCTGCAAGGTGCCAAGTGGGTGACCCGTCGCGAAGTGATCGCCAAGATCCGCAAGTTCAAGGAAGCGACCACCAACGCCTATATGTGGCAGCCGGGCCTTCAGGCCGGGCAGCCGGATCGGCTGTTGGGCTACCCGATCGTGACGGCACAGGACATGCCGGCGCTGGCAACCGGGTCGCTGTCGCTGGCCTTCGGTGACTTCATGGAGGGCTACCAGATCGTCGACCGTATCGGGATGCGCACCCTGCGCGACCCGTACACCGACAAGCCATATGTCAAGTTCTACACCATCCGCCGCGTTGGTGGTGCCGTGACGAACTTCGAGGCCATCAAGTTCCTGTATTTCTCGGCCTGATCGTGACCAGCCCGCTTCGGCGGGCTTTTCCATTTCTGAAAGGAATTCACCATGCGTGACCTCATGAACAACGTCAACATCAAGCGGGTTCTGTCCCCCGTTTCTGTTGCCGACACCACGGCCCAGGTGGGCCAGATCATCGACCGCCAGGGCTATGACAGCCTCACCTATGTGATCGCAACCGGCTCGATTGCCGATGCCGATGCGACCTTCACGGTGTTGCTGGAAGAGGGCGACGCGTCGAACCTGTCCGACGCTGCCGCCGTTGCCGATGCTGACTTGATCGGCACCGAAGTGCTGGCCGCGTTCCAGTTCGACGACGACAACAAGTGCCGAAAGCTCGGCTACAAGGGTAACAAGCGTTATACGCGGCTGACCATCACGCCGGTTGCGAATTCGAGTGCTGCCCTTCTGGCCGCTGTTGCGGTGCTCGGCCATCCGTCGGTTGTCCCGACCGCGAATCCGCCGGCCTGAGCGTGTGAGTGAAACAAGGGCGCCCTTCGTGGCGCCTTTTCTTTGCTAGGGGCACCGATGGCAAACATCGTTTTTAACATTGCTAAGGGTCGGATCGTGGAGCTGTATTCGCGGGTCAAGTCCAACGACCCCGCCAACAGCGCCATCATCCTGGTGCCGATCGAGACATCGGGCCTGGAGGCCGACGCCACGCTGATCGACAAGGACGACCTCGCGGCCGTGTTGTCTGGCACGACGAATGAACAAACAACGATGGGGCGCAAGACGCTTACCAACGTTGACTTGGCCGCGCTGCCAGCTCCTGACGATGTGAACGACAGATACGACGTTTCATTGCCGACAGTGCTTTGGACTGCCGCAACTGGCAGTTCGGTCAGTAAATTGATTGTCGGGTTCATCCCGGACACGACATCTTTTACTGATGCTGACATCGTGCCCCTGACGATGTTCGATTTCCCCGTGTTGCCCAGCGGGGCTGATGTGCAGATGACGGGCGCCGTGTTCGCCCGAGCGCAATAGGGGGCGTAACCGATGGCGACACTACCCAACGCCTGCGCATTCACGGTCAGCAACACGCCGGGCAACAGCTCCGGCTTCGTGGTCGATGCTGTCTTGTCTGGCCCCTACCGCATCCCCCGCGCGTCCGAGGACGGCGCTACCGCGTTCCTGTTCGTCCGGGAGGGCAGCGTGTGGGAGATATGCGAGAGCGCATACACCCACAGCTCGGCGACATGGAGCCGCGGCACGCTCACTGACAGTTCAGGCGCTAGCGTTGCCAGGCAGACATTCACCAGCGCGTGCATCGTGCATGTGGTCGGCTTCGTGGCCGAGGATGTGGCGGATGTGCGCACGCTGCTTGCGACCGCAGCCTTCCCCACGTCCGACGAGGGCACAAGCCGGCCGATCACTGCTGATGACGACGGGTACATGCTGCGGTGCACGGCTGAAATCACGCTCACCTGGCCGGCTGGGCTCGCGCCCAACCCGACAGTAATCGTGCTGCCGCCGGATGGTGGGGCGGTCACGATCGCGTGCAGCGGCGGCGCCACGCTCAACGGTGGTACCGGCGCGCTCGATCGTTACCGGGCCGTCAACCAAGCCGGGGTTGCGGTGGTGGCCGCTGGGTCTGACGCCTACGGGGTGAGCGGCACATGAGCGCGTTTTCTCAGTACGTCGCGGCGCTGCTACAGGCTGACGCGGCCAATGATGTCTGGACCCGCCCGGCGGAATGGCTGGCATTGCCTGCGCTGGCGGATACCGATGATCGGACGGTGATCTTGTACCGCGTAGAGGATGGCGGATACAACACCGTAGCCCTGAAGGCGCAGGGCAACTACACCGTCGATTGGGGCGACGGCTCCGCGCCCGAGAATTTCGCGAGCGGCGTGCTGGCCGAGCACACGTACACCTACGACGATGCTGATTTGATCGCGTCGGAAATGGCGGATGGCGCGCAACAGGCGATCATCAGCATCACACCCCAGGCCACGTACTCCATCACCAAACTGGAGTTGCACGTTCGGCCCGCTGCCGCACCGTATGGCTACTACGCCAGCGGGATCATGGATGTGGCTGTGTCCGGGCCGTCGATGACGACGTTCCGCTTCGGGCGCACGGACGCGGGCACGTCGATATCGCTGGTGGATTTCCAGCACCTACGGCAATGCTCACTGTACATGCCGGCGATCACCGACATGACGTATCTGATGCAGCGGCTCGTGTCGCTGCGGGTGATTTCGCGTTGGGTGGTTGGTGCCGGGCTGACGAGCGCGAATTCTACGTTCTACAACTGCTCATCGCTTCAGTCGTTGCCGTCTGGCATGACGCTGGCCTCGGTGACGAACGCGAGCAATGCGTTCCAGAACTGCTCATCGCTTCAGTCGTTGCCGTCTGGCATGACGCTGGCCTCGGTGACGAACGCGAGCAATGCGTTCCGCAACTGCGCATCGCTTCAGTCCCTCCCGTCTGGCATGACGCTGGCCTCGGTGACGGACGCGAGCAATGCGTTCTACAACTGCGCATCGCTTCAGTCGTTGCCGTCTGGCATGACGCTGGCCTCGGTGACGAACGCGAGCAATGCGTTCTACAACT